GATTGCTAATTGCTTGTGCAGTTTCACGCTCGGCAGATGCTACCGATAGCTGCTCTGCAGAACGAGTAAATGGCACCATCACCTCACGGGTTTCGCGGAACCTGCTAGAAGATGAGTCACGGGTTTGGCGGAAAGTGTTGGAAGATGAGCGTTCTGATACTTTGGATCTTGAGGACATTGATTGACCTTGAGACTCTTCGCTGGATTCAATTGCATCGCGCTGGAACGGAACAAAGCTATCGTTAGAAAAAACAGATGATGAGCTATCTGGTATGAACAACTCAGGACCACGTTCACCTACTAGAGACACTTGGCTTAATGGAGGGCGACCACCGTCTGCAAACTGATTTTTTGAAATCTCTTGAATAACATTAGCTTTTTCAATTATTTTTCTTGAAGACTGGTTATCAACTATCGTTCCAGCTACATCTGGAACAAATAACTCCGGTCCTCTCTCGCCCACAATGCTGGGCTTGTTGATTGGCGGCCTGCCTCCATCAGCAAAGAATCCACCAAGATTAAAGTCCGCAATGTTTAACGGGAAATTTGCTCCCTGAAGGAAGCTGCCTGCACCACCACCGCCACGCTGATTCTTTGAAATCTCTTGGATAACATTAGCCTTTTCAATTATGTTTGTTGACGACTGGTTATCAACTATCGTTCCGGCTACATCTGGAATAAATAACTCCGGTCCTCTCTCGCCCACAATGCTGGGCTTGTTAATTGGTGGCCTGCCTCCTTTCTCAAACTGCCTAATGCCAAAGTTCGGGCCAAGAGTTCCAATGCCACCGACAACGCCGCCACCACTGCCAAGGCGAGTCGTATTGACGTTGAAGCCACCACTACCACTAAGACCAGGCAGCAACCCAGTAACAGCATTCAAAATTGAAATTTGAATCAATTTTGAAATAACTTGCTTGGCAAGATCCAAGAAGAAGCTGCCAACACTCTTGAAGAAGTCAGAAAGCGCTTCTTTGGTGGACTTAGAGCCAGTAATGATATCAGTAAATGACTGGGAGAATGCGTCTCCAATGGCATTGGCAGAATTCGCAACAATATTTCCAATGTTTGTAAGATCTTCCAATTGATCTTTTAACTCTGTAACTTTTTTGGTGACAATCTCAAAAGGGGTTGGATCGATTTCTTGACGTAATTGCTCAAGTCCACGCTCCCTTTGCTCAGGCGTAAGCCTTTTTCCGAGCAAACTGCTTTCTTCTCTTTCTAGTAAAATTTTGTTAAAATCATCACGCGAAATAAGACCCAACTGCCTTTGCCGATCAGTAAACTGTTCTTCAAAAGTTTTGCTTTGTTCTTTAGTTAGTCTATTTAAATCTTGCTGAGCTCTGATCTGCTTTTCTTTGAGGTCAAGTTTTAAATTTTCTGATTTAATGAGTGAATCTTGTGTCTCAATCTGTTCCGCTAACTCTGCGGCTTGTCCCTCTGTAGTTTCCCGAATCTGTCTAACAGCTGCGTTATAGTCGCTATTTATTTCCAGTTTTTGCTTTTCAAACTCTAGGGTATTTAATAGATCTTTAAGGGCTCTTTCTCCTGCAAAATTCTGCTGATCTTGGGCGTCTACAATAGCAAGCCTTGTTGCTGATATTTCTTTATCGATTTCAAGTATTGCTTTTCTTGCGTTTGATTGCGCAAGTTGTCGCTGCAATTGGGCTATTTCTTCAGCCTTGCGCTCTGCGTCTCTAATCGCTGCATCTCTTGACGCTCCTCCTGTTTTAGTGTCAATGGTTGGGCCTGGGAATTGCGTAAGAGCATCTCTTTCGTCCCTTGCTTTGGGTAAATTTTTCTTAACCTCTTGATAATTATCAATCAGTCTTTGCAGCTCTGCTTCATCAGCCTGTATTCTTGTCCTTAAGTCTTCTCTGCTTGGGCCGCTTGGGTCAGCAATTGCAGCACCACTGCTTCCGGCACCGCCGTAAGTAACAGCAGCAGTGTCTTGCAATTCTTGCAGACTAGTCTTGTTAGTTTCGATCCTCTCCCTTAAAATATTCGAGGCTTTGGTTATATTTCCAATCTCGGTTAGAAGTTTTTGCCTTGTCGCTGCCTTTCCTCCGATTGCCTTGAAGTAATCTACCCCTCTCGGAGCTTCAAAAGTTTTATCTAAATCCGCTCTAGCCTTTTTGATTCTATTAAAATAAGCAATTACTTGCTGAGCCCCGATAACAACAAAAGTAATCACAATTGGTGCGGCAAGAGACAAGGCCAAAGCTTTTACTGTTTTGCCAAAGTTGACAAGCCTTGTTTTTGCTAAAGACGCCTGCTGAGTTGTGTCTTTAAAGCCAGTTTTCAAAAGAGCAAAAGTTGAAGATATTGGGCCGTTCAATGCCGCAAAAACTTTAAGAGCAAAATTAACTGCCGCTACTTTTAGCGCAAAAGTTGCAGCAAATCCTATAATCTCCTTGTTTTCAAGAATGAATTTTAAGCCGCGCCCAATTGCTTTTGCTGATTCTACAAGATCTGGGGTTATTTCTGTAATAAATTTTGCAAAAGCGTTCTGAAACTCTGCGCCAACTGGCTGCAAAGCATCGCCAACATTTTTTCTTAGTGTGTCAAAAGATTTTTGAAGCCTAGCTCCAGCAGATTCGGACGAATTAGCAATTTTTTCTGCTAATTCTCCATATTCCGAACCCAAGCTGATAAGAAATTTCTGTAAATCATTTAGGCCGACTGTTCCATCTTGCAGCGCTTTGGTAAGCTCTGGCCCTGTACGACCAGACGCTTCCGCGATTTTGTTGAACGTACCAGGCAAGCGTTCAGCAATTTGATTGATTTCTTCCGCAGAAACCTTGCCCTTACTGAAGATCTGAACAAGTGCTGTTATTGCACCTTCGACTTGCTCTGCGCCGCCGCCTGTCGCAATAATTGCAGAATTGATACTATTGAACGCAAGTTCTGCATCTGCTACGCCTCCTCCTGCTCCTTTCACTGCAGCGGTTAGGCGAGTAATACCCTGAATTGCCGTTTCTTGAGGTACGTTTAGCTTTTCTGTTGCTCCGGCTGCTGCAGCCAACGCTCGACTGTATTCTTCTTGAGACCCTGTAATACCCTTAAGAGAGATCTTTAATTTTTCAATTTGTGCAGCGTAAGCAGCAAACTCACCAAGTTGTCTGCGAATACCACCAAGCTGAGCACCAAATGCAGCACCAGTAAATGCTCCACCAACACCACCAACAAGAGCGCCACCAACGCCACCGAGGAAGCCCTCAGGGCCACCAAAGATGCCACCGGAAATAGCAGCGCCAGCAGCTTGGGCAACCTGTCCTCCAGACAGGGGACGGCGACGACGCTGTTGACGCTCACGCTTTTGTAATTCTCGCTCAATTAAATTCGATTGATCTATTATTTGCTTATTTACTTTATTAAAATCACCACTTAGCGGATCCAAGTCATCTTGCAAGAATCTAATTGCTGAAGCAAACTCTCGAAGATTTTTTGTGCTTCTTTGCGAAACATTAGTAAAGAGTCCGAATTCTTGCTTTAGTGACTTCAATTCATTTGAAGCAGAACCAAAGTCGTCAGCAATCCTGCCTCTACGGCCACCACCACTGCCACCTGAGCCGCCAGCAGAAAGTAAATTTCTATTTGATCCAGCAAAGAAGTCTTCTTCTAAAACCGAAGCACTTCTTTCCCTGGATCGCTGATTAGCGATTCTCGTCCTTTCGGCAAACCGTTCTTCCCTTGATACTCCAGGTGGCAAAGCCCTAGATGCACCTCTTAAAATTTCAGAGCTAGGTAGTGCTCGTTGCCCGCCAAAATCAAACTGCCCAAACTGTCTCCCCCTGAAGCCTTGAGATTCGGACGAAAAAATACCTCTAACTTCTGGATAGCCAGCTGCAGGTAAACCTCTCGCCTGAAGCGAGTAACCCTTAAGAGCTTGCGTTAATTCATCGCCCAGAAAACCTGTTACTTCTACAGGTAAATTCTCAAAACCCACTTCATTGATATAACGCTTCGCTGCAGCAAGATCAGAAGATGCTTCGGCTAGAAGCCTCGCCATCTTTTGATATTCCCTAGCAGTTCCTGCCGGGCTAAACATTGAAACGCCTGGATTTTGCAATTCACCAAAACGGCGTTCAGCAGGCGGCAGTGCTCTTGTTTGACCGATCTGCGAAATACGTTGAAGCCTTTCTTTATCAGCGGCAAAACCAATTCTTGATTCTGGCAGCAAACCAGCAATTCTTGTTCCGGGAAGAAGTTTTTGATTTGTAAATCTCTCAAGCTGCTCTCTAACGCGGATCAAAGTTTTAGTCTTGCTCGCGACACTTTCAATAAATTCTTCGTAATCTCCAATAACACCTACCCAAGGATTAGGCGTACGAAGCTCTTTAAGGTATCTTGCGACGCTAGACGCAATTTCCCTCTCAAGCTCACCAGGTCCGATTTGCCTTTGCGCTTGAATAAATCCAGGCACTTCTGCAGCCCTAGCCCTGCGGCTCGCGATATTTGCAAGATCTGTTGTAATCTTTGATGTAGGTAAAGACTGAAGAAGGTTGTAATAAATTTCTGCGTCAGTAGTTACTGCTGCAATATTTACTCTTAATTGATTAAATAAACGCTCAATTTCTGTGTCTAAAGATTGCGAGCGTGCCGGAAGGGGACGATAACCCGGAGTAGCAGGTCGTGCCCTTGTTCCAAAACCAGTGAAAGTTGCCACTGGTTCGTTGACAGTTCCAATTAATCTTCTGGGTTGACGACTTTTTTGTATTAAGGGATCAGCAATCTGCTCAATTTCTTTTTGCACCTCTCGCTTGCTTGACCTGATAGCAGACAAAAGTCCGCGAATAATGCCTAAGCCAAGAGGAATACCGATTTTTTGCTCGGTTTCTTTTGATGGACTTCTAATGCCGAAAACAGACTTGTAAGCAGCGATTAGTTTTTGCGCAAAACTTTTAGCGCCTTTGTTTATTTCATCGGAATCTGATGCTCCTTTTGAAATGCCTTCAGCAATATCATCACCAATATTGGTGCTTTTTGACTTAAGATCAACAGCCCGGCCACCTTTCTCAAACGCTGTAACAATATCATTAAACACTTCAGTGGCAGATTTGCCCATCATTTCCTGCTGACGCCTAATGTCAGCAGTTGATAGTCCGATAATTTCCTGATAGAGAGAGGAAATGTCTTCTCTCCCACCAAAACCCAAAGCAGAAGCAGCAGACTTACGCGCTTGCGAAAGAATATTTACTCTTTCCAACTCTTTCTTGAAAGCTTCTTCGTCTTGAGATAATCGTTGCTGAAAAGCTTTATTTTGCTCCGAAGTCTCTAGTTCGTAACGCTCTAGAATGTCATCTCCTAACTTTCTTTCGTAATCATCAATAACTTGCTGGGCGCTTCTAAGGCTTTGAACGTAATCATCTACTGTATTGTTTATCTCCCTTTGAAGCTCGGCAATTCGCTCCATCTCTTGTCTTTCTCTTTCCCTCGGAGATACAGTTGGACTGCCACCGGCACCTGGCTGCCTTGCCATGTCTCTAACATTTCGATAACTGTTGGCAATATTGTCGAGCGCTTGTTGGAGAGCATTTACCTGCCTTGCGTTTTGCGCGTACTTAGCAGAGCCTTCTGATGTCTGAACATTAAGCTCGAACATCTCCGCCTGAAGCTGCGCAATAGCCTCACGCAGGTTTCTTTGATTTTTTACTGCAACTCCAGTTTCTAAGTCATTAACTAAAGCCGCTCCTAAACCTTGCGTAGTAGCGGAAGCTTCTCTCTGTACGCGGGCGATTTCAAGTGAAATTTCAACATAATTATCAGCATCGCGAGAAGTATTCGCAAGCTGCTGCTGGAGTTCTTTGATTCTCTCGTTAAAGCCTCGTGTTGTTTTTGGAAGCTCACCAATTCTTTCGTCAAGACGACTCAAAATATTGAGCAGCTCTGGATCGGCAAAAGCCTGAGCTAAAGATCGCGCTGATTCCCTTGCGGATCTTGCGGTTTCTTGGAAAGAAACTATTAAACCTTTGGTAAGTGATTTTTCAATCTGAAATTGCAAATCGCTAAGTATTCGCTTGACTTCTTCTTCTGCAGCCCTTAGATCTTTTACTGGAACTAGATCTTCTATTTTTATTTCCCCAAAGGACAATGTGCTTCTGGATATAACATCCTCAAAGCTTCTTCTTCCTGAAGGCTTGACTCCTCTGTCAACCAAAGACTGGAGACCTATTCTTCGACGCCTTTGGACTAGCTCCTGTTCATTGGATAAAGCACCTAATTCTTCCCTCTGCTCACGAAGAGATTGCGTTACCGATCTAATATTTTGCAGTTGCTTTGATGCACCACCCGCGCTGGCAGATACAGACTGATTTAACGACTTTTGCGCTAATGCCAGCTGTTCGGCTTCTTCAGTTAATTGGTTAAACTTTGCGTTTAATGATGATATGTCTCCCCCTAGTTGCCTGAAAGATTCAGAGTCAAGCCTGACCTGACCTCTCAGTTCAATTAATTTATCTATAACTCGTTTAATTTGAGATTGACTAGAATTAGCGGACTCACCAAGACTTACCAGTCCTTTTCTTTGAGATTCAATCGCAGAACTAGAGCCGATAAGTCTAGCCTTTAGCTCGTTAATGTCACTTGACAAACCCCTGTAAGCATTACCGCCAGCCTCGGCCTGCTCACGAAGACCTTCAAACGCTCTGATCTGCCCTTTGATTAAGGCTTCGCTTTGTGTGGCAGTTTTTCCATAGTCAATAATATCTTTGCGTGCGCTCTGGATTAACTCATCAGTTAAGCCGACAGTTTTACCAAGATCTCTAAAAGAACTTTTAAGCGCAGAAATCTTTTCCGCGCCTTTTATATTGAGCTTTACTTCGATTGGCTGTACTTGTTTTGCCACTACTTCTTCTCCTTGTTCAGCTCAGAGAGTGCTACAGCTTCCATGGCCTGGATGCCTTCAAGCATCTCGCGGGGATTATCAACATCATAGAGCGATAACATGCCACCTGCACCGAGTAGCACTTCATACTTTAAGCCAACATAGCCGCCCATCGTGACGTTCCATTGCGTTTGCATCCGCAGGAACATCATGACAGTTTCCCAATTTTCATCCCATACTTCAAAATGCTCCTCTTCTGGCTCCTTTTTACGCTGCAACTTTAATCCAAAAGCAGCAGCGTCATCGGCGCTTTTGTCATCTACCCTCTTACCGCTTCCCAGCCAATAACTGACAGCTGCTTTTAGTTTCCCAGCTTCGCACCTTCAAAAGTCTCGGTATAAGCACTAAGCACACCGCGAATCCAATAAGGATCATCCGCGAACTCTTTCATGGTTGCCTGACAGAAAGGCACCGGCTTGCCATCCTCGTCATCAATACCATCCCATCCAACCATTACAGACTTCAGAAGATCAACATCTCCCTTGTCTGCAAGCTTTTGAAAATCGGATCGAGGTATACGCTTAAAAACAGCATCAAATTTAGATTCTTCAAATACTCCTCCATCAGCAGGCTCTTCAACTGTTACAGGCCACTTGAAAGTTTTGACCTTTTTGCGAACAAAAGCCATTGGAAAATTTACGTTCCATCAAATCATACAGCAAAAAAAAGGGACCGCAACGCGGTCCCCTGGGGTTCTCGCTTTCACGAATCAAGTATACACCAAAGAGAACTCATCGTTTCCTGCCGTAGAAGGAACAGTAGTATAGGGAAGTCTCAGCATCGCAATGCCATCCTGATCGCTATACGAAAGATCTCCGATGTCAACCTTCGTGGAAGAGAAGTCGATGATATTGCCAGCAGTAGTACCGTGCTGGAATGTCAGATTGCCCAAAGACTGATCAGTCAAGGCAGCCGCGAAATAATCCTTGTCAGCGATTGGGATCATTTCAATCACAACAGTTCCCGTGGATGCACGGTCTGTGATCAGAACTTCCTTAGTGCAACCAATCAGGTCACGATAGACCAGATTGTTACCAACGTCTAATGTGACAGATTGGAGGCATCCAGAGAAGGAAAGAAGCTCAAAACTGTCTGTATTGCCGTTTTTGAAGATCAGAGGAGGAACCTGATCAGCGTAGGTAACAGAAGGCAGTGCAGAGTCTTCTGGAGCGTTGTAGATCCCAGTGAACGCAAAATCAATCGTTGGGATCTCTCCTACGTTCGCGTTAAGAACAAAAGTTCCACGGCAGCCAGTTACTCTGTGTCGAACTCCGTCGATGTTGTAATGGATCGTGACGGAGCTAAAATTTGAGGAAACAGGTGCGTAAGTCACGCTAGTACCTGCAGCCACAGTCTCGCTCAATCCACAAGCCTGAAGGGCTTTGCCATATCGAGGAGCAGTGCCAGCGGTTCCTGAACCAGCGAACTCAACGCTAAACGTGCATTCCACACGAGTGTTAGCGAGAAGCTGCTCAGAAGCACCCAGATAAGGGCGAATCAGGTCTCTGCTGACAACATCACTCTGCTGAGGAGTGATGTTCAGATCCCTCACTAGAACTGCGTCCGCTCCATCCGGTGTCGCGTCCGTTGCATAGGTTGATTCCGTTTCGATCAGAATCAGTCGTTTCCGAAGAAGAAGTGCCATTTTGTTGAAGGGTTTCGGCGGGCAGTGTTCGCTTGATCAGAGTTCGTTTGCCGGTTTCTGGATCGATAAAATACGACCCACCTTGACCGCTGT